GGCATAAGTCTCTTTCTTCGTCTTGCTCATGGCATGAAAAGTGTTCATGTTCCCGAGCCCGCCTTGAAAAACTATCGGTCCGAGCGCTCCATCCACAATAGAGAAATACTGCCGCGAGTATCTCTAGAATGTGGCTAAGGAAGATCCGTTTGCCGGTTTACCCGAAATCAGTTTCGCTCAAGTCGATATTGCGGCGTTGCAAGCTCAAGTCATTCAAGGCTTTCAAACCAATTGGCTAGCACTTACGGGTGAACAACTCAACCTTACGCTAGCTGATCGGCGCGCCAACTTCCTGTACTCACTGACTTACTACTTGGTGCAGGAGCATATGCTGATCGATGCGTCAGCCAAACAGAATCTCTTGCCCTACAGCCTGGGCGGATTCCTGGATGCGCTTGGAATATTTTTTGATACCGAGCGGCTTCCCGCAGCGCCCGCCATCGTTACGCTCGAATTTACGCTCGATCAAGTCTATACAACCGGCCTTACCGTTCCGGCAGGAACAACAGTCACAAGTCAGGCCAGCGGATTAGTATTCGCTACCGACATAGATTTAACCATTGCCGCTGGCTACCAGACAGGTTCAACCCAGGCAACCTGTACGACTCCGGGACCGCAAGGCAACGGCTTACTCGATATTAATCAGGTGGTTGGCTGGACGATTACCGGATTTTACGTGACGGCACAGAATCTGGTTGCTTCTACGGGCGGAGCGGACGTTGAAACCGACGAAGCATTCCGGATACGTTTACTCGGTGCAACCGATTCTTACTCGCCGGCTGGTCCGAAGGGTCGGTACCGTTATTATACACTGGGCGTTTCGTCTGATATCACCGATGTTTCAGTGCTTGGCCCTGAAGACGGGCTCGATCCCGGCAACGTCCAGGTTGTCGTCTTACTGCAAGATGGTGTGTTTCCGGATGGGACAATGCTCCAAAAAGTCTATGATGCGCTCAATACCGATACGGTACGTGATCTGTGCGCCTATGTTACGGTGACAGCGCCCAGCGGCGTACCGTACACCACCTCCGTACGTTACTGGATTGATGACTTGCAATCGCCCAATCAGGTACTCATCGAAACGAATGTGACAAATGCCGTCAATAACTGGATCACAGATAATAAGACCGGGCTCGGCGGATCAATCAACCCCGCAACATTGTCTCAAGCCGTAATGGAAGCCGGCGCTTCGTACTGCATCATTGATAGCCCGCCGCGAATCGCTCTTAACCTGGCTCAAGTAGGTGTCCTGACCGATGATCCGATCATCAATTATGAAGGCCTTGAAAGTGATCTCCAACCTTTGCTGCCAGTCTAGCATATGTCTGCATCGATCAATGACATTTCGTTTTCCGAGTACCTGACGCCGGCCGCGAAACAAGACCTGTTTTTTTACTGTGCGGCACTTACGCTCGACCCGCTGCTCGCCGATATCCGTGCAGAGATCATCAACAACAACGTGTTGCCGCGGCTCCAGAACCAGTCCTCACAAGTGCTCGATGTTCTGGCCCATTACCATTTCGATCTGGACGTCTATGACGACAATCTCGATTTCGGTAAAAAGCTGATCCTGGTCCGTGACGCCATTAAAAACAAGATCAGAAAAGGCACACCGTCTGCGATCAAGAACGTGATGAACACGGTATTTAATTACGTCGAGCTGATCGAATGGTGGCAGGACAGTCCTCCGGCGCATCACGATACGTTCCGGCTTAAGATCGCTGATCCGCTCGTTGACGGCGCTAAGGTTCAATCGATGATCAAAACGATTATTGCGGTCAAAAATGCGCGCAGCTATTTCGCCGGCATTAGTTCGTTCCAGATCGTGCCGCAAGCCAACGTTTATACTGGTGGCGTAGTCGGCTTGTACAATTACCGCGTCCTCTCTTACCGCCCAACGATCCTCTAGTATTTCTCTAAAATGGCTTTCTCACCGTTACTCGTCACCAACCAAGGTTTAAATGCTTTAGCGGAAGTTGGCGGTACGGGCGCCACCTTGACAGTGACGAAAGTTGAAGCCGGCAGCGGTTATGCTACTGGAGGCGATATCCCAGGCAATTTCACGCAGCTTAAAAACTACGTGATGGATTGTGATTCGACTTCGACCAATACCGAAGTTCTCTACCAGACAACGATCCGCTGCAACATCAGCCCGCAAAATGTTCCGAAAGTATTCCAGGTAAATGAACTGGGCGTATTCGCGTCCCTGAATAATCAGGCTCCGTTCCTGTTTGCCTACGCGTCCACAGGCGCACCGACAGGTGATACCGCTGACCCAAGTGTACCCGTCGTAAGAGAGTACGTACTGCCAGTCGTTTACTCGACGCTGCAGAGTGTCTCGACAACGATCAATATGACTGATGTTGTCGGGCTGCATGGCGGGACCCATTTACCGAACGGCATCGACCCGTTACCGATTGCCAGTAACACGATTGGCGGGCTGACGCCGAAAACGACAAATGAATGGAATAAGGTCTTAGTCGGTTATGCTACCGCGGCCTGGGATCATGTCCCGGTTCACGGCTGGGAGCATTGTTCAGGACAGCGAGACCCGATGCCGGTCGCCACCACCTACTATTCGGGTGCATTGCCTCAGCTTTCAGGTGATCCTAATACCGTCCTGCTCGGCACAGGCGTCTGGGGTGCAGGCTTTTTCCCGGGCTTTATCACCGAGTACGCTGGTTATTGGCCTCCCGCAGGCTGGCTGGTGTGCGATGGCCAGGCCTATAGCCGTTCAACATACGGAGCGCTGTATTCAGCTCTGGGAGCCAGTTATTCGCCCTGGGGACAGGGTGACGGCTGGTCAACCTTTAATGTGCCTGATCTCCGCGGACGCGTGTCTATTGCTTCTGGGCAAGGCCCTGGCCTCTCGAATCACGCGCTCGGATTTAAGGGCGGCGAAGAGAATCATCAGCTTTCCTACAATGAGCTCGCTTCCCATACGCATGGCGTCAATGATCCAACTCACGCCCATGCAGTCTGGGATCCAACCCACGCCCATGCAATCTATGATCCGGGACATACGCACAGTTTATGGAATTCGCCACATACTCATGGAGTCAATGATCCAGCTCATTCCCATGCCGTCTATGATCCACAGCATTCTCATGGCGTGTCGGATCCGACTCATGCTCACGGCGTAGCTGATCCAGGACATTCTCATGACGTTAATGATCCGACTCATGCTCACGGCGTCTCTGATCCGGGACACGTGCATTACCTGGGCTATATCGATCATAAAGCGAAATATGATCCTTCGGGTCCGCCCGTAGCAATTTATGTTCCGTGGAGTTCAGGTAATCCATGGTTTACAGACGGTTCAGGCGGACCGGCCGGCCCAAACGCTGGCGGACAGAAAACCGGGGTTGGAATTTATGGTTCCGGAACAGGAATCAGCATTAACTCTAGCCATACAGGAATTGGCATTTCTTCATCTAACACCAACATCGCTATCTATAATGCTCAGACAAACTTACTTATCTACAATGCTAATACAGGAATTAGCGTTAAAGCGGCCAGCATCTCCATGGGCGCCTCTGCTGCTACAACAGGTTTAGGCATATATGGTGCATATACTGGTATTGCTTTATACGGAGCAGCAACAGGAATCTCGATCCAGGCGGCCGGCTCGTCCTGGGCGCATAATAATATGCAACCATACGCCGTGGTGACCAAAATAATAAAAACGTAGGTTATGCATTACAAAACTGATCTTTTAAACGATGAACAATTAGCGGCATTTAGGGCGAAAATCGGCGATACCATTGCTCTGGAGGTGCCTAAAGGTGACGGCAAATTTGAACATCAGGAATGCCAGATTGCGAATATCGACATTATACCGATCGGCACCCATCCGGAGACGGGTGAACGATTAACCCAAGTTACCCTGGCACTACAATAAATGGCGGCTGTTTTTGATATCACGGTCCGCGCTGGTCGCGAGTTTTATCTGCCAGTCAATGTCGTGACGGCACTTGGCAACCCAGCTAATATGACAGGGTACCAACTCGAAATGACGGTGAAACAGGCGCAAGGTGATTCCGACGCTAAAGCCTTGTATAAAAGGCCGCCCTGGACCCAAAATCTTCCTTTGGGACAGTTCATCTTCCAGATTACCAGGA